ACTGTGATTTCGGGTTCTTTGATAATCTTAACGGAATCACCCATTGCAGCAATCTCACCGAAGTAATCATTATTAGTGATTGCATCGACAATAGATGACTTACGGAATGCAAGTTGCACCTGTTTGCTGTAAATAATAGGACTAAAATTACCGTTAGGTAAGTTACCATAACCAGCTGCACTTCCAAATGCCATTTTATTTCTCCTTTGGAATATTTTGGTTAAGTTTAATTTTAGTCATTTACTTCAATAAGGACCATTCATGCGTTGAGGTTGTACGTAGGATAGCGATTCCTTTGTAGGCTCACATAATTGGGTAATCTTTGAAGTGGGTCGTGTAATGTAACATAAGTATCCAAATTGGGGTTATGTTACATTTCTAGTTACATATAGTTATATTCATAAATAACTATTTGTCAACATTCTTTTTAAATTATTATTATCTTGCTGAACCTGAGAGGTCATAAACGAAATTTCCAGACCTAATAGCTTCCATTATTGTGTCAGCTTGTTTCTCATATTCGTGAGTGGACATCTTTTGAACAGCAGACTCCAATATCTTTTTACCAGACTCTGTAGTGTCAACTTTAGTTCTAGTAGATTTTGCCTTGACTTCCGAAGCAGCACCTTTATCACTCTTTGTCTTAGGGGTCTTGTCAATATTTCTGTCTGCTTTATATAAATCAATGGCTCTTGCTGCTGACCTAGCATCGTTGTCATTCTCATATAATGCTTCTTGAACCCATTTTGGCTGTTCATCTGCCCATTCGTGAAAGTCATCACTATCCCTTATTTCATTAAAATCTGGATGAAACTTCAATAATTCAACTTCAGCTTTTTCTTTCTTTGCTGATATGTTCATTTCATCTATTTTCTTTAACCTATCCTCTATCTCTAAAGATTGCTCTCTAGCTTTTTTCATTGCTATAGTTTCTACAATCTGAGCTACGTCAGGATATTCTTTTGCCCAAGTTTCTATATCTTCATCAGACTTAGGTAATTTCATTTCTTTCTTAGTAGCACTCTCCAATTGAGTTTTTAACTCATCTAATTGTTTTTGGAACTGCTTTTCCTTTTCTTGCGTGTGTCTTCTTAAATCACCATATCGCTTTTTAAAAGTTTTCTCTTCAGCAGAAGTCGGTTCTTCTTTACTCTCAACTTCCTCTGCTTCAGTCTCAATTTCACTTTGTTGCTCTTTAACGAGCCTTTCAAGTTCTTCTTCATCTTTTTTTATTCTCTCTTCTTGAGAATAGGGTTTATTCATAAATGCAACTTTTTTAGGTGTAGTTTCTTGCACCATTATTTTTTCTTGTGCTTCTTCAGCCATTGTCTTTCTCCTTGGGGGTTATCGTAGCCATTATGTTGGGGGATAAGTAGCCTTTGTTGTATTATATCATATTATAAAAAGTTTGTCAATTTTTATGTCCATCCTCCCATACCGTCATCACTATAACTATCAGAGGATGAATCTAAACTACTATCACTATCATTATTATCATTACTAGATGGTGGAGGTGGAGGAGGTGGTGGAGGAGGAGCTTGTACGGGAGCAGTAGTAGGTGGATTTCCCGGATTACCTTTACTATCTGTAAAGTTTACGGTTGTTCCATTAGAGTGAGTAAATGTACCATTTACATTTATACTATATGAAGTACCATTACTATTTGTGCCTGTTCCTTTTGAGCCACCATTCGCTTCTATATCAGACATAGCATTATTATTAAATCCTAACGATGTTAATTCTACTGTTGTCTTATCTTCATCTCCTAATGGGTCTCCACTTAATGCATCATCTAATTCTTTATCGGCTTTTGCTTTTTCTGCTAAAGATTGTTTTGCTAGGTCTGCTATCGACTTTTGCATATCAATAAGAGATTGTTTCATATTTTGTTGAGCTATAGGGTCTTGCTTTTCTATATCGATTTGAGGTTTTCCTATATTATCGATAGCACTCATAAAAGAGCTTGCCTTATCTTTTACACTATCCATAAAACTTTTTTCAGAAGGAGTAGTAAAAGTTCTTTCCTCTATACCATAGGTTGCATTAAAAATATCTTGTGCAAAATTTAAAGCTATTGGTTCTTGTTGAGCTAATGCATTTTTAGCTTCTATTGACCAATTATTTATATTAGGCTCTCGTGTTAATCCATATTCTTTTTGTATTCCCAATGCAGTTTGATGAAATGCTGTTGCTTTCGCTTTTCCTAATTCAGCACTTGCGACAGCACCTTGTACGGACTTACCACCTGTTGCTTTTCCTAACTCTAGTCCTATTCCAGAAACAGCTAAACCAAAAGGACTACTAGTCACAACACCAAACATACTAAGTTGAGATTTACTAAAATCATTAAATACATCTCTTAAATCATCATCTAAAGCAAATCTATCTACAGATGCATAATCTATACCCCCTTGAGCAACAGAACTTGTACTATCACTATCATCGCCCTCATCAGAAAAAGTCATACTTGTTATAGCATCAATTTCTTTTTTAACAGACTCAACGTCTTGTTTTTGTTGTGTTTCTGCTTTAGAGGTAGTAAATCTAGAGCCTATATTACTCGGTATAGCACCTTCTAAATCATATGTTGGGGTTACGTCAGAAGACTTTTTTTTTAAGAAGTCTGCACTGCTAGGTATGTTTGTAACTTGACCTCTAATTGGAACAGCTTCTTGTTTTATATTTAACGGTTTTTGTTGTGTTGTCGTTCTTTGCTGTACAATCGGAGTAGAATCTGTTCTTATAGGAACACTTGCTTGTTTTGGATTTAAGTTAGATTCATTCATTGTTACATTTGTATTTTGGCTTGTATTTTCTGTGGTAGGTGTAGTGCCGCCAATAGCCATTGTTACTACCCCACCTCGGTTAAAATTTGATTGGGTGTCCTCTTCATCTTCCATATCAAGGTCATCCATACTGAAAGGCATGTCATCAGGCATAGTAGCTTCATCTGAATTACCCATCTGACCCATAGCTTCCATCTTTTTTAATCCCATCTTAGCTTTCTGTCTCATCTGCATTAGTTTTTCTAATCCTATGAAACGAACTACATCAGCAGGGAATACAAACTCTCCTTCACTAAGTTGAGCAGGTATATCATCCCTTACCTCTTCTTTGGTTGAACCTATAGGTACATCATTGCCTGATGCTTCATCTACTGTACCACCTTCATCTTTAAGTCCACCCTCTTCAAACATTTCCATCTGTTTGGTCATAGAGCCACCTTTAGCAGCATTTATTTCTTTACCTAAAAACTTTTTTCGTTCTTTAGCTAATTTAGTAAGTCTTTCTATTTCACTTGCTAAAGTCTTATCCCCTTCTTCATAAAAAGCTTTACCTGTATCCATATTATCCCCTGCTCTTGGGTCTTCTGGGTGCAACTCACCTTTTTCTTTTTCATAGTTTTTAAAATCTACCATATCCATTATGTCTTTATTTATGACATCAGGTTTTGATTTTGGCATTGCAGCCTTTTCAATATCCTTATTTTTTGTCTTCTTTGCCATTTACTTCTTCCCTTAAAAGTTTAAGTCTTTTGAGAATAGCCACTGCTCCTTGTGACCTATGTACAAGAACAATATCGTCTGTTTGTTCTAATATTTTATGTTGATTAGCTATTAGTGAATCTAGATAATCATTGAAGTGGGTTAGGAGTTGGTGGTTGTTCACCAGCGGCTTGATTTGCTGCAGCACCTGCTTGTCCGTCATTTCCTGTAAATCCTTGTTCTCCCGGCACTGGAGCTTGTCCAGTTCCTATTGTTCCACCACCTGCTCCTGTTGGGTCTAGAGGATTAGCACCTGCTGGTGGTTGCCCTTCAGATGGAACTGCTCCACCTGCTTGTGCAGGTCCTTGAAAGCCTTTAAGTAATTCGGCTTGTAGTACTGCTTCATCCATATTATTGGTAACCTTATCAGGGTCTAAATCCATAGACTTAGCTATCTCTCTAATTATGTAATTAAACTTAGCAAAAGGTGCAAGAGATGGATTTGATGCTGTCTGTAAGAAAGACATTAGTCTTTGACTACGTACTTCATTAGCCATTAGACTTTCTGTTCCACGTGCAACAACTTCTAAGTCGCCTTTTATATTTTTATCAAAATTAAACTGCATATTAAATCTAAATAAACCTTCACCTAAAGGTCTAAGTAAATAATCATCTATGTTCTTGACAACAGTTTTAATACTACCACTCGCAGCATTCATAAGCATTGATATACCACTAGCTGTTCTACCAACCCCTGATACGCCTGTTTGTCCATGAGCAAATGAAGGCATACCCGTACTTTCATCAGCTAGTTGTCTAGCCTTATCAAACAACTGTAGATTCTCGCCTGATACATTTGGAAACTTTGTACCAAATATAGCTTGACCCGGAGCACCACCTTGCCTTCTGAATACCTTTCCCGGATAAACAGATAAATCTTGTCCCGGAACTAAATTAGTTTCATCGACTTCTATAAGCAAATTACCTGATAATACAGCATTATCAACAGCCATTCTCATAAAGCCATTCATTAATGTTTGCGTATCATCCATGTTCTCTGCAATACCTACACCAAAGAATGAATATGGATTTAACTCATATGGAGCTGCCATATAAGGTATAGTCGATGGTTTGAATGGGTTCAGTACCATTCTTAATAACTTACCATTACATATCCATATATTAGTTTGTAACTCGTCTTGTTCTTCTAGTTCTTTTGGTATATCCACACCATTATCTAAAAGCATCTGAACGTCACAATTACCCCAATACTCTAAGACTTCAAATCTATCAACACCATGGTCTGGAGCATAATCAGATAAATCATCTTCCCAATACTTTTTATCATACGACTCACCTTGGTCAATAACTTCATCAATAATGTTATCACGAAAGTAAGGTCTCTTTTTTAATGCACGTAGTTGTGTTCTAGACATCTTATGTCTTTCAATCACATATTGTGCTTCATCCATATTGGCAGCATCAGGGTCAGGAAAGAAGTTCCATACTGATACATGAGATGTAGAAGCTATAGTTTTAAATATAGGACTATAATTACCTTCATCATCCCAATTAGGATATTCTTTGTCTACAGCAAAAGGACCTTTCATTACTCCTGTTCCGAATAATGCCATCTCGAATACTGTGCTTCTTAATTGTTTATTAGCACCTGATTCTTGAAGTTGGTCCATTATCTTCTTTTCCATGTTTTTAGCAGCAATCATGGCAGGACTAAATGTAACAGACGTAGGTGTTTTTCCTACCCCTTCTTTAATCCCTTCAATTTCTCCCAACTTTTCTTCAAACGGTCCAAGCATTTCTTGTAAAGTCTTTTCGGTAGCTCCCGCAGGAAGTTCCTTACCGTCACCCATAAAACCATAAGGGGAAGACAAAGATGTTTCACCTTTAAGAGCTTCAGGCTCTTTGGGGTCAAACGACACATCGGAGACCACACCTTCTGGTAGAACCGTTGGCTCAACACTAATGGGAAACTTATGACCTGCAAATAAAACATCAACCATTTGTCCGTATGCAGCCAATGTTTTAGTTTTTGTAACTTTAATAAATACTCTTGACTTTTCTGCTTCAGTAAATTGAACATCACTTCCGTATAACCCCCTATAATTTCTATAAGACCTTAACCATCGTTCTTCATCATTATTACGATAGTCTTCGGCACGTTGATATCTATCCATAACAAAAGGAATAATATTAGTTACGTCAATATCAGTAACTACACTATCATCACTATCTTCTAGTGCAATAGATTCTTCGTCTAACATTATTTCTTCTTCAGCCATATTTTGTTCCTCTAATATCCAAATGTTGAATCTGCTACTGGCATACTACTACTTGGTCTACCCATTGGGTCGTAGTCAAATATGCTAAATCTAGGTCTTGACATTATACCATATCTTAATGCATCGTACAAGTGGTCTTCTGCTCTTGTGTCTACATCTTCTGGATTCTTCTTATCTAAAGGTATAGACGGTAATTGTGATACCATATTAGTACATGTGTTAAAAAAAACTAATCGTGGTTCTTCCGTAAACTCATCTACTTGTAGACGTCTATGTATTTCGTTCTTTCCTGATACACGACTGCCTTTACTTCTATCTGAAGGTCTCCAACGGCATCCCTTCATAATCATCTGTTCAGCCAAAGAAGGACCAGTATCCCCACGTTTATGCCAAAGAGAACTGTCCAAAACCCCATACTTAATATTTCCATCATCGGCTTCAGCATCCAATATCATATCTGCCAAATCTGTGGCAAGTACTTTGCTACAATACAACTCTCTATATATAATAATCTGCTCGTCTGGAGAAACAGCAAACCACAACACACCACTATAAGAACCATAACCATAATCACATGCACGAAATTTAACCCAATTTCTTGGAATTGAAAAAGGCTCAACAACGTGAATATTCCTATCAAACTCAGTAAAAGCAGCACCTTCTTTAATATCCCAATCACCTTCAAGCAACTGCTTACGTTGGTGTTCAGGTAAGGAAAGAAGCATTGCTTCATAGTCACCTTGTTCTGACAAGTATGGGTTGTCAGATAATCTCGCTGGTATAAATCTTCTTCTAAATAGTGCTTGTCCTGCTTTACTGTGTCCTTTTGGATAGGAAAGAACATTCCCTGATTCAATATCTGTGGCATCAAATTGTTTTCCGTATGGTGCGGGGTCAATGAACATTTTCTTGACCCATTGGTGACCCGGACCTCCGGGGTTAGTTGTTGCTCTCATATACACAGGTAAATCATGTGCAGTAGAACGCAAACGTGAACGCATATAGTTCCAAGCATACGGAGTAGACCACTGGGTTAATTCATCAAACCCTATCCAACTAAATGCCAAACCTTGATAACGAAGTACATCATCATCTCTGTCTAGGTATGACATCCATAACCTTGCACCTGATGGTGCTTCCCATTGCATCTTTCTTTCTGACCACTTAATACCCTTCCATATTTGAGGATACATTTCCTTAGATTTAAATATTAGTTCTCTAAGTTCTTCTGTTGTGTGTCGCAGTAGCAACCCACTAAATGATGGATGACCCATGTAACGTAAAGGGTCTGCAAGCATGGCATACGATTTACCACCTCCTGCTGAACCACCATATAATACTTCTCTTTCACCTGCTGCAAGAAACTCTGTTTGAGGACCTTGATTAGGTTTGAATATTACATTCTGTTCTTCTATAGGTACGGCTTCGACATCAGATACTTCTTGTATCTTAGACTTTTGCACCTGTTCTTTCTTCTTCGATGGCTTTCGCTTTCTCGATTGCTTTCTGGGCATACTCGGACCATTTTCGGAGAGTTCTAGCCTTGTTCTTACGTTGTTGCTCATGCATTAACCTTTTTCTTAACCCTACGTGAGATATTTCTCTACCTGTTTTGCTTGTTAGCCAATTAGCTATCTGTCTATATGAATACTGCTTTGTATGTTTTCTTGCTAACTCTACAGCTTCTAACTCATATGGTATGGGGTCAAGTAAGTTGCTATCTTCTTCGTTTAATTTATACCCAAAAGGAACAATACGTGCTATACGAGGTATCTGTACCCATTCCCTTTGTTCTTCATCTTTTAAGTCTGTCGGTTGTGGTAACTTCCACTTACCTAAACTTCTATTCATCAGTTCTTTTTCTTTTTACGATTGTCTATAATTTTAACTTTGTTTACATATTTTTTTTTAGTTATTAATCCACCTGTGTATTTACCTAAATACATTTCTACAATAGCTTTGGCTTCACTTAATGTATTAGCTCCATCATCTAGAGAACCATCAGGTTGATATATTAAATAATTTGCACCACCTTCACCTTTATTATTATATATCTTATGACCACCATACTCGATGGTTCCGGGTTCTCCTGCTATTCTTTTACCTTTCAGCTTTCCCATATTTAATATCTATTCATTATTCTTTGGTGGCAAGAGCATCACACCACCAGTGCTTTCTACTTGCATCTTTTCAGTTTTAACTAATCCAGTTCTATCTAATAACTCTTTAGCCGCCGACATTTTTTCTTTTAAACCTAATTCTGTAGGGTCTAATAAACCACCTACCATCGCAACAGCAGCTCTAGGTGCATTTCTACTCATATATAATTGTGTAGCTTCTAAGACTTCATCTTTCAATGATTTAATTATATCTGTTGTACTAGAAGCATCCGAGTATCCTGCAAGTTTTTTGGCTGCTACGACATCTCCACCGGCTTCATCAAATAATACAGATAAAAACTTCTGTTGCCGTTCGGTTAGTTCTCTACTCATATTGCTACCTCTTTTCCAATCTGCCTATCGACACGTGTAATTAATCTTTGTGCTCTATTAGGAGTTTGTTTATACCAATTGCTATCTTCCATCTCGTCTGCCATTCTTGCCCAATCTAAGTCTTTTACTGCAGCAATCATGTTCTTGAACTTAGATAGTCTAGGTCTACCTAATTGAAAACACATATTTGCTAATACGTGTTGTATCTCTTCAGGTAGATTATCAAATTGAGAGAACAGTAAGTTACAATCGTTTATAGTTGTTTTAATGTCTCTCTCAAACCAATCATTTACTTGGTCATGTGGTATTTTAGTTCCTACAGGTTTATCATAGAACTCTTCATCCCATTCAGTAATAAGATGCCCTATACCCCCTGTTAAATGCCCAAGTGAACATCTATATATTTCAAACTTTATGCCTTCATCTTCTGCTAATTCATCTTGTAGTTTTATTAAGTTCATTTCTTCCCCATAATCTTCATTGCCTGTCCTGCACCTTTAATACCAAAGGATGCACTAATTGCTATAAATAAAAGATACTGATACCACTCAGGTAGTGTATTTAATACTTCAAAGCCTACTCTTACATATTCTGTCATGCTAGGTATAAATACTAGTATAGCAGGTAATAGCAAAACAATCAAGGCAAATTCGTCTTTCCAACTTCCATCGGTTGCATCTGCCATTGTTTTTTCCCACTCTACTTCACCTGTCGCTACCTTTT